TAAAGCGTGCTGTTTCGCGGGCTGCTCTACGCTCAGAGGCAAGTGCCTTTGCTGCATCATCGCCAACAACTGCACCAATTGCTTCAAGGTCTGAGTAAGACTGACCTTCAATCTGTGCAAGACGGCGCTGTGCGTTAGCAAGTTGTCGCGCTCTCTGGAACTCTGTTCTGAGTCCAGCGTATGCGGTTTCGCCAACTGCTGGTAGCAAGGTTTCAATGTTGCTAATACCCATCAAGTCGCGGGCAAATCCTGCAGAAGCAGCAGCAGCACCGATTTCAGAGGTGCGTACTTGCTTCTTAATAACAGCCATACCTGCCTTTGGATTAAGCAGATATGTAATGATTCCGCTCTTATCGGCTTCTGGGTAGAAAGACTTAAATGTTTCTACAACCTCTGGGTTTTCATTAACTCGTGTGGAAGCAAGATTAACTCGCTCCTCAAACTCACGAGGAGAAACTTCGTTGGCAATATAAGTGCCAAGGGCGCTACGGCTACCTAATACATTTGTATCTAAGCCATAGGCACGAAGGGTTTGTAAGTATCCTTTTTCGTTAGAAATGTAAGTAGCCTCATTGATGGCACGCCCTGCTGCTCGTAACGCCTCCATACCAGGAAAACGCAGTTTGTATGATTCAGTCTTGGGTAGTTCCATTTTAATTTGAGAAACCGTATAATCTAACTTAATCATGCGGTCTACTTCATCCGCTAAATCAGATAGACCTAAATCACCGAGGGCTGCTTTAAAATCTTGTTGCGCTGTACGGCGAGCCTTGGTTTCAATGTCTGTTGCGGTTAGTGATGTACTATCTTTATTTTGAGCAATTCCATTGTTGTAAGTTACTCCACCAAGAACACCATTAAATGGAACACCATTGAGGGTAAGTGGGCTATTTACAGTTCCTGAGCCAGAATAATTAGCGCCACCACCATTGCTGTTGGTAGAAACTAATACTCCATTATTATACTGTTTGCCGTTATAGGTGCCAGTAAATGGACTTCCATTAAGTGTTAATGGGTCGCCAGTTGTGCCAGAACCTTTGTATAGGTTTGTATTTCCACTTGATACTCCTTGAGGAATACCACCAATATAAGTTGTTCCGCCACGGACACCATTAAATGGTTTTCCGTTGTACATAAGTGGACTATCAGGAGTTCCGTTTCCAGTAAATCCTTCTCCAGATGTTCCTAGATAATTAAATGGTTTGCCTTCAGCATCATAAAGTTTCCACTCTGTGCCTTGAAGATTCCAATGCAATCCAGCAGGTGCTGGTCCTGGAGGACCAACTTTTTCTGCAGTTTTAACAGCAGCGCTATAAGCACCAGCAGCAGTTGAGTATGTTTTTCCTAGATACTCTTTGCTACCCATTTCGTATGGAACAAATACTCTGTTTGTTTGTCCAGGTTCTCCTGGAACTATTTGTTTATTAGCAGCCTTGGCTGCTTCTTCAACAAGTTTATTTGCTTCTACTTGTGCAGGGCTAAGACCAGTCTTTGGGTCGCGTACATAGTAAGGGTCAACCGTAGGGGTTGGAGTAACAGCACTTTTTGCCATTGCTCTAGCATTAGCAATGCGCTTTGCTTCAATAATATCTTCAGGTGTAGGTGCCATGATTACCCCGCAAATCCAAACATCTTAGCCAAGTCAAGTGCCATGTTGCTATAGGTTTCCTTTGCATTTCTTGTGTACTGCCACAATGGGTCTTGCTTTAGAGCCTTAGTAAAATCTGCAAATGTGCGAGCATTGCCAGAATCTTTATCAAGGACTTTACCCATTAGGTCATCCCATGTAATGGCTGTGCTATCTACTTCAAGCAGGCTTGCCATTTGGTTGCGGTAACTGCTTGTTACTTCATAAAGGCTACGCCCTGCACGGAGTGCATCGGCAAACGGTTTATTTTGTGGAGCATCGTATGCCATCTCTTTAACACTGTTGAGCCAGTACTGTGCATCTCTGCCATCTAGTGGGTCAAGCAATGAAGTGTTAATAGCCTTCTTCATATTGTCATCAAGGCTAATTCCGTACATGTAAGCCATCTGATTAACACGGTCATAAGATGAACCAATGGTTCCACCGCCAGTAAAGATGAAGTCACCCTTAGTGGCTAACCAGTTTGATAGTTGGTCATCGCTCCAGTTATTTTGAATAGCCTGAAGTGCAACACCTTTAATGTAGTCTGTATTATCAATTACCTTGCCAGTAATTGGGTCAATCTTGACACGGGCAATACCCAAGTCCTCAAGTTTTGCTGTAATTGAGTCAATGTTATTCTTAACTTTTTCAGCAAACATGCCAGCATTGCGTGGGTCTTTAGACTCAAGCAAGAATTGGCGTAGGCTTGGTAAAGTTTTTTGCCACCAAGTAGTGTTCTTGAGAGCATCCATAAAGATTTTCTCATCCCACTTTTGATTCTTTGCAGTATCAAATAAAGCGTCTAGTTGAGCCTTTTGTTCTTTGTCCTCAAGAGTTGCAAATACAGTACGAAGGTAAGAAATCCAAAGTTGTTTGTCATCAACCTTGCCGTCACCTTTATCGCCATCTGCACCAGCGCCTGGCTTTGGAGTAGGTGTTGGGGCTGGCTTTTTTCCAGTTGACCCAGTGCCAGTTTTCTGGTCTTTGTTTGGAGTATTCGGAAGGTTATCAACAAGGTCTGGAACACCATCGCCATCGGTGTCTTTCTGTGCGCTATCACCAGCGCCTGCAGCAGCCCTTTCTTTTTCTTTCTTTAACTCAGCCTCAAGAGCAGTAGTATCTTCGCCTTTATCTTTGGCTCGTTGAATGTCATCTTCAAGTTGTTGAACTTTATTTGCTTGAGCCTTGTTCTTTTTAGCAGTTACTTCTGCTTTGCCTTTTTCTAATAATCTTGTTTTCTCGGCATTTAAAGTTTGATATTTCTTTTTGGCAGCCTCATATTTTGGTGTGCCAGGGCGATTAGCCTGCATAGTGGCATCAAGTTCTCTGAGGGCTACATTGATTTCTGCAATACGGGCAGCATCACCTTTAAGACCAGTACGAGTTGAACCCGTACCACCAGCACGGGGGTTTACCGTTTGTGCCATTATGCCTTAGCCCTTCCTACATCCTTTAATACTTCGTTATAGATAGCATCAAGGTAATTGTTTTCTTGGCGGTTAATGAACTCAGTAGTTCCTTCAACCATAGCCATGACAGCCTGTTGGCGACCTGATACATCAGTGTCTTTTGACTGATTAAGGAAAATGTTAATAGCCTTTGTACGCTCAGCACCTACAGCGCTGCGACCAAGAATCTGTTGGTAAATAGATTGAACATAGGCTTCAGCATCTTGGTTGGTAAATACTGGTCCTTTTTGGACATTGCCACCCATGCTTGCATACTTGTCTAAAAGTGCTGCTAAATCTACGCCACCAGTTTGTGTGCCTGTTCCAGCAGGTGTGCCAGATTCTGTTTTAGGCTTTTCATTTTTTGCCATTAAACTACCACCGTATCATTGATGAAGTAACGATTTAGGAATTGTTCAAACTCAGGGCTTTCGGCAATGAGTTGTTGTTTTATTTGGTCAAACACATAAACGATGTCAGCATTGCTCTTAGCCGATAGCATTGCAGAACCACCCAACGCATCGCGTTGCTTGAGTACTACTGCCAACTTATCACGCATGTCAAGGTATGTAGCCATAGCCTTAACTACTGCTCTGTCACCATTTTGTGCCATCCAAGACTTGTCAGCCAAAGCCTTCTTGAGTACAAGCGCACGGCGTTCATACTTACCACGGTCAGGAGAAATGTACTCTGAATACCAATCAAAGTTTTCCTCAGCCTGCATCTTTGTCCATAGCGACTTAGCGCCATTGATAAGTTCCATGCGTGGGTCGTTATCAGATACGATGCCGTTCTGAATCTTGTAAGTATTGATTTGACCCATGAGAGAATTAAACTGAGTCCAACCACGCTTGATGTTTGCATCGCGTAGTAGTTCTTCAGGGCTGCGATTCTGACGGTAAGTATTCTTAGAGCCAGGATATGCGCCTTGGCGATACTGCCATTGATACGCTGCTTGGCTAAAGGTGTACTGACCATCAAAGTCATTAGCAAGGAAGCCAATCAACTCTGGGTTATCTGAAGCCTCAGCCTCTGCCATAAGTCCACGGAATCTCTTGAGGTTACGGACTGTATCCATGTTAGCCTCAAGGCTTCCAGGTGACTTAGAAAGGCTAACCGTAGCCTCAAAGTAATCTGGGTACATCTCAAGGAACTTAGCCTCTGCCTCTCCTGGACCGTACTGGTTAAGGAACTGGCGGAAGGTTTGCTGGTAGAAGTCCATCTCTGGGCTTATTGCAAATGGCATTGTTAGTGATGTGAAAGCACGGAGCATAAAGAACTTGTTTGTCTTGTCCGTAATTTCATCTAGCGTAGGCTCATCGCTTCTGCGACCTGAGTTATAGTTGTAAGCCTCATAGCGCAGCATTTGGTTGAAGGTACGAACATAGAGTTCATCCTGTGACCACATTGAGCGTAGACGGCGGAAGGCAGCAGGTGCAAACAAATCTGTTGCAGACTGTGGCATACCAGCAGGGAAGAACGGTTTAAACGCTTCTTCTAACTCTGGGCGGTTGCGCAGAATCAAATATGTCGGTAGCACTGCATAAGGACCAAATCCTGGATTACCAGGCTGACCCTGTGTAATAACATCTAATGATGATAGTGGGATGTTGACTGACTTGAAAGCATTTTGCGCAATCTCTCGCCATTGCTTTGGTAGTGAGTCAATGAAACCTTGTGGTACCTGTACAACCAAGTTTGCATAAGTTCCGCCAGCCAACTGCTTGGCATCTGTGATGCGGTTGCCGTCTTGGTCAATAACAGTCTGACCATTGACGAGTTGTGCAATAGTACGAGCAGCATTGGTTACAGCCTGTGGGTTCTCGGCAACAATGCCTGACCAACGCTTGATAGTGTTTTCATAGGCTGCATAGAATGGGAACAGCAACTGCATTGTTTGGCTAGATGAGGCACGAGTACGGCGAACAATAGTAAACAGTGTCTGCTCTACTGTACGGCGGGCATCTTCTCTAGCGCCACGAATGGCTCCGTTAATCTCATCTGCTGTAAGTTTATCTGTACCTTTGGCAGCAGCAATGTTCTCAATGTTTGTCTTAATCTGACGGTTGTAAGTTGCTCTAACCAATGGGTGGCGAGCAAATACATCTTCAGGCAGTGAACCAAGGAAACGCATAACACGGCGGTTAAAGGTATCAATCAAGCGCTCTTGGTCGCGGAACTCTTTGCTTGTGGTAACAAGAAGTCCATTAATGTCTGGCAAGTTTTCTGGGTTTGAGCCAAAACGCTCGCGCAAGAAATTTTGTATTTCTCCACCAGATAATGGAGTTCCATCTGGCTTAGCAGTGCTAAAGAATAATGCTGTTTCTTCATCAGGCAAGTAAACTTTAACTGCACCACGAGTAATGTTAATCTTCTCTAGCAAGTCCTCATTTAGTTCTCCACCTTTAAGAGCGGTCAAACCAAAGGCTTGGCGAGGGGTTGTGTAAGTATCATTAGCGTAAAGGCGACCTTGAGGGTTGCGGGTTAACCATCCAAGAATATCTTGGTCTGTTTCGCCATCAAGAATTTTACGCACAATTGGGTCCATGATTCCTGATTCAGGGTCACGGAAGTGCATGTTCAAAATGTTTGACCAAGCCTCAAAATAACGAGGGTCATTGTTCTTAACAAGGCTTACAGTGCGTGCGCCGATACCAGTTGAGAACGCCATCTCCTGTGTACCAATCATTGCGTTCCATGTGTCCTCAGCAGAGGTGCGACCCATAAACCATGTGGCATCTTGGAATACTTCAGGAATTTCGTAGTTCTGCCCGCCTACAGATATATTCATGTATCCATAGCCAGTACGCTGCTTAATAGCGTTTGACTCTGCGCGAGTAATACGAGCATTTAAACGAGTAGAGATGTCGTCAAGATATGCATGTGACATGGTGTAAAGACGAGCCAAGTTTTCCGCAGCATCTTCAACGCCATTGTTAATCATGGCATCCACATTTTCCTTAGTGTAGTAAGGAGAGATTGGAGCATCTTTACGGCGCATTGCTTTACGAGCAGCAGTACGAGCAAGACGGCGTTGCTTTGCTGTAGCCATTGGCTGGTCTAAGATTGGTAAATCTTCTGCAGCCTGAATTGCAGCACGCTCTTGCATCTTCTTAATAGATACATCAACAGCACGGGTACGACCCTGTTTTGCTACTGCCTCTGGTAGGACAATGTATGACAATCCACCAGCCTGAGCATCATCTGGTACACGCATATATGAATAATCATTTTTGCGCATGTAATCATAGATTGGGTGGTTTGTATCTTGCCAACCTTTTGTATTTACCCAAGTCTTGAAATTAGAAACCTTGTCACCAAAGATAGAGCGAACCTCTTGTGGCATGCCCTTCCAAGAATCACGAGCCATGCGTACACCTTTTTCAGGGGTAGCAGACCAACGGATTAAATCTAAACCTTCGCCATAAACACGAACAGGGGTTACAGAACCTTTAGCACCCTTAACACGAAACACTGAACGGCGGAAAAGTTCTGGCTCAATATCTAAAGCGCCTTCTTCGGCTAAGCGAATCTGTTTCCAATCAAGAGATTCAACCTTGCGCCATCCGCTAGGGGTGCGCATCTCAACAGTCTTTCCTGCATTTTTTGCAGCAATCATGTCAGTAAGAAGGCTGTCTGCTGCTTCATCAATAGTTGCAGCACGGCGTTCTGCTGAACGCTCTGCGCTACCTGCACGCTTGATAATAGCCTTCTGTTCGTCAATGGTTTGCTGTAATAAGTTTACATCCCATTGGGTTTGACCCGTGCGGTTTAATTCACGCTTAGCAGTTGCAAGATTCTTTTGAGCATCTCGTAAAGTCTTTTGAGCCTTGGAAAGGCTTGCTGTTACATCGCCAATTTTTCCGGGGCGACCTGATGGTGTTTCTAAATAATTCTCTGCAGAGTGTGTAGTAAAACCTTCAGAGTATTTATTTGCTGTTGATGGTGAACCAGATGCTGATAATGGCTTGGTTGCATCTAATGTAAAGCCAGCCTCTGGACTGCCATGATAAACAGTAACTGATTCTAGGTCTGCAAGCACACCACGAAGGGTGCGGATTTCATCTTCTGTAGTGAGTGGACCAACAGCATTTTCTGTTAGTCGTACACGGAATACATCGTTTTCTAAATCTCTGATGCGGTCTGATACAGCCTTAGCAAGTTGCTTACGGCTCATGTCAACTGAGCGCAGTTTGTCAACCTCAGACATAAATGCATAGTTCAAAGTTGATATGTCATCAAGACGACCAGCATTAACATTTATTTGGTCAATAAGACGGTTGAATCCAACCTTACGGTTGTTAAAGAAACGCTTAGCAGCCTCTTGTCCACCTGCTGCAGCCATTGCTGGTAGGGCAAAGCCTTTTGCCAGCATGGATAGTTGAGCCTCAGTAATGTTACGGACAGTGTAACCAAGGCGCATAAGTACTGAAGTCTTGAAGATGTCATTGACTGTAGCAAGGGCTGATAAACCTTTTTGGGTACGGAAAACAATATCTTCAACATTGATTCCATCAAGAAGTCCAGGAAGGATTTTCTCATGTGAGTCAATTGCATGCTTTAGTTTACGAAGGTCTGCAATGATGACAGTGTTTGCTGATTCACGCTGTAGCACTGGAGCAATAGCGTTAACAACTTGACCATTCTCTAAATAAGAAACAAAGCCTTGGTCGCGGTGCTGTTTGATGCGTGATGCACGGCGGTAGTCAAAGATTGCATATAGTTTATCTATCGTTTGCTGGTCATAGTTAGGAAACAATGCAGCCATAGAAGCCTTTTCAGCCTGCTGGATAATTGCATTGCGCTCACCTGTTGATGCTGCAGCAAGGTATCTATCAGCAAATGCTGCACCTGCGCTGCCAAAACGACCAGCAGAAAGTTCATTAGCCTCACGCAAGAAGGCATTGAACTCTATGTAAGAGTCGCCATCATTGACATTAAATACACCACTTGGTAGTTCTTTGGTAAAGAAGTTAACTACCTTAACAATTGGATGGAGGCTGGTCTTTTGGAAAGTTACGCTGTCTGCTTCAGCAAATACTGCTTGAGCCTTTGCCTTAGACTTTTGTGCCAGTTTACCTTCATAAGGTCCACGGCTAAATCCATATTTTAATTGACCACCAGTGCGGGCTGTGTTGAGAGCCTCGGCAAATCTTTGGTCATAAGTATCGCTTGCTTCGTCTGTAAGTTTAGTAATGTAATCGCCAGATGCTTTGTTATACTCTGGTGAAGAAATCAAATCTCCGTCAGTCTTGCCTTCTAGGAATTGACGATGTGGATGTGGTACATCGCTGGCTGCATCAAGTACGATTGCTGCTTCTGGACTTTCAGATGCAATCTTAGATAGCGACTGTGTGTCGCGGTACATAACAGCACGGAAGGTATCTACAACATCTTGCTCTGTTTTAGCGCGACCAAAAAGGTACGCCATAGCATCAGGATTTGTAACCTTCTTCTTGCGCCAGTATTCGTATTGCTCACGAGCATTGCTGTTAGCAAGGAATTGAATGTCTGTAAGTCCTTCGCCTTTGCCTTCAAGTGCTTGACCTAAGATGTTGTCAAGTCTTTCTTCGGTCATGGCAAACTTGCCAAATACGGCGCGTGCTGTCTTGCCAGAAATCTGGTCAAGCATCGGAGCCTTGGCTGCAATAACTGCGCCTTTACCAACAAAACCAGCAAAGGTTAGTGGGTCAACAATTGTAGATGCAGTAATGTCACCAACACCTGATATAAATTTACCTAGGTACTGGTCTTTAAATGCTGCATCTCTATCTTCTTGGTTGAATACATCAAAACCAGCAGATAAAAACCTAAGATTGTTGTCGGTCCAGTCTTGGAACCAACCACTTTTATCTCCTGATGTACGACCTGGAGATAGAACAGATAGGGCTGCTTGACCAAGTGAGATGTTTTCCTTCTCACGCTCTACACGAAGTGTGTAATCTGCGTAAGATTCTCCTGGAGCCTTAAACTTGTTGTACATAAAAGGCTGGTCAAGGATTGCTTCAACACCTTGACGGCGTGCTTTGCCACCTAATTCGTAAGATGCTTCACCAACTGCAAGCAAACCACCTACCGCAGCGCGAACTGGGGTGGTTGCAACCTTTGCAGTGTTCTTAACAAAGTTAACACCGTCTATGTACCACGGGTCATCGTTACTTCCCGCAGTTGCAATGTCCTTAAATAACCCTGGTAAGCCTGTGAAGTCAACAGCAGACTTCGCCATCTTACCTAAATTATCAAACCAACTCACTCTGTAGCCTCAACTTGGCTACGAACATAGCGATACCAGTTGCGCATCGCGTTAGATGCCCCTGGTGACTCAGCAATCTTTGCGTAAAACGGTAGATATGCAGCAAGTTGTGCAATATCTTGGTTGTTTTGTGCTTTTAACATGGCAGGTGCTGCCATTACTTCTTCGCCTGCGTTAGGTCCAAGCGCTCCACCAGTATCAATTCCTTCTTCAGGATACTGTGTGTAGGCATCAAGAGGAACAATTCCGCTAATATCTAGTTTTGGCATACCACCCTGCATACCTGCAGTTGGTTTATTGGCTGGATTCTCGCCCGACATTGGTGCAGCAGTCTGCACATCATAGAAATCTTGAGCATTATCAATGCCTGCAGCAAATCGTGCAGGTTGACCATTGGTTCCAGCACCGCCTGTTGCGGATACTTGAAAGTTATTTTCTTTTTTGATTGCCATTGTTACCTCTCGCTATATGAGCGCTTGTAAAATTTAGTGAGCAGTTTTGGGACTTGCTCAGGTCTTTAAACTACTTGCTGCGTGAACCGCGAGTTCCTGTTGGGTTCTTGCTGAAATATGTCTTTCCACCCTTTGAGGAAGCCTTCTTAGCCATAAGTGGCTTCATTGTGTTTGGCTTTCCTGCTGAACCTTGGTTTGCTGGCTTCTTGCCTGCTTTAATCTTCTTCATCCCTGTCACCTCCCTTACGCTACTGGTAGTCGTCTGACGAGGGAAGCCTGAAGATTAGGTTCACCTCTTTGGGTTAAACTTGCTAAAAGTGACTGAACATCTGGTCTACCACCTGGAGCAATTTGTCCTGGAGCAACACCAAGCATCCGACCAGTGGCACTAAGACCCTGTGGAAGTTGCCCCTCACCTGGAGGGACCGCACCTGGTTGCCCAAGCATGTCGGGACTTACTGCTTCAGGGGTCATCGCACCAGGTGGGGGATTCTGAGGCTGAAACGCCTCCGATACCGCCTGTTCAATAGGCGTACCCTTCTGGCGTTCATTTATGACAGTAGACAACTTGTACAAAATATCTGACGGATTTTGTCCCTGAGAAGCAAGTGCAGGAATTGCTTGTGCATAGGAAGCAATCGCTTGCTTCATTGCATCGCGCAAATCTTCGGTGTCAACCTTTTCTTCTTCCTGTGTTGCATTGAAAGAGAAAGGCATCTGACGGCGTAGGAAGTCACGGGAAATCAATTTATCTCCACGAGCCTGTAGACCAAATACTAACGCACGGTTAGGGTCAAGTCCTGCCATCAAACCATACTGAACATCAACAGTGTAGTCACCGTCAATGTCGCGTGATGGCTTGTATTTGATTGCGTATGGAACTCCATTGCGTGTACCGCGTAGAGTTTTCTCCATATCGCCAAAAACTTTTTCATCAACTTTGAGCGCAAGCCCAATAAGTTCAACGAAAGCACGAGCAAACATTGCATGTGCAGTTTTGATTTGTGTATCAAATCCACCCATGAGTGCCTGTACGCCACGACCTGTGACGATGGAGGCATCAATGTTTCCTGTGCGGGATTCTGGGTAACGACTTCCTAGACGGAGTTCTCCTTCAAGAACCTGCTGTTGTGCGAAAGCACCTGCTGGTATCTCAATAGGCAATCTGCGAACATCTGAAGGTCGGTCAGTTCTAATAACAGCATCTGGTCCAAAGGCTAACTCATTTACATCTTGAGGGGCTACGAGTGGTGCT